GGGGTACTTTGTACCCCTCCTGTGCCCTTCACTAGGGACCATAGGTTATTACCTAGGTGGTAAAGCATGTAACTACATGTCTTTTCTGGATTGTTACCAGAAAGCCCAATTTTAATTTAACCCAATGAAGAAAATCGATAAACAATTAAATAAATTTAAAAGTCTACGACTCTTCACTTTGAGGGTATTGGGGTGACTTCTTTCCTTCCAAGGATTGAAGATCTATATTAGTGATTTCGAGCCTTACCTAGACCACTTAGAGTTGATATGCTCTAAGTCTGGTTTACTTTTTATGATCAATTATCATAAAAAGGTTCGTCAATCTGTTGTGAACTACCTGGCTGGTAGTCCCCACAGACCTGACGGGGTAGGTTTAACGAAACGAGATCAACTACCTGCTCCTTTAGGTCCTTTACTAAGAGTAATCAGGAACAAATCCCCAACTGAGTTGAGGTTTGTTATGACCCTGCTCTTTTGTACTAGGGCCTTAAAAACAAAACCAATACTGTCGACTGAGTCTATCGAGGAGCCTTACTATGGTAAGGTACCGTCCTCGGGAGAATTCGGTCGAGAAGTATTTGAGTTTTGAAAGGAATTAGGAAAAGTTAAGCTGTTCCGAGTACCTCGAAAACTAAAGTTTAGATCCTTCCATTTCTCTATGAAAGCGGGTCCAAATGGACCTGCTTCCCAGTCCTGAGTTAAAGACTTCTTGGTCCTCGAAAGAGGATTAAGAAGAGATTTAGTCACGATGGGAGGGATTGGTTTAGGAAATTTCTTTAACTCGAGCCTTAAGAATCTCCAGTATTTGCGTAAAGCAGGTTTAACTCCTGTGGGTCAGAGGGCGCATAGCGTTCTCCAAACCACAAAGTTATCCTACTTTAGCGATAGAGAAGGGAAGACAAGAGTAATAGCTATTGCTGATTACTTTAGTCAAACTGTGCTAAGATATTTGCACAGTTACCTTTTCTCAATCTTGAAATTAATACCTCAAGATTGTACTTTTGATCAAGGGAAGTTTAAAGACCTCTTAAAGGATGGTAGGGTTTACTATTCTGTAGACTTAACTAGTGCTACAGATAGGTTCCCTATTGACCTTATTTCTGACCTTCTTAAAGGGCATCTCCCAGACTCTTATGTGGAC